GTCCGCATCTGCCACCCGCGTCGGCCAAACACCTTCTGGCATTGCTTGATTGCGAAACTGGTATTGATGCACGGGATAAAGACCGAAGCCGAGACAGGCATGGCATCCCAATCGATACAGATCGGGACGCCGTCAGGGTCTAAGTCATCAGCTTTCAGAACTGCCATTTTCGGGTCCATCCGGAAGATCCAAGTGCGCGCACTCTAGGATGATAACATCGGTCGGTGGAAGGTTCATCTTTGTCCCTTTGCTCAGGCGCACCTTGGCCTTGCGACCTTTCATCTTCTCCATGCCTTCCTTCACAAAGGAGTCATAGTTGATCCGGTTCTTGGCGCACCACGCCCGCAGCGGCTTGGGCACAAGAAACAGATACTTGGTGTCTGTCTCGTACCGCGCCACAAACTTGACCCGAGGCTGCTGCTCCGGAACAACGAGAGAGTCTAGCCCGTTGTTGTTCGGGCTGTTGTTCATACCGCGATTGTCCTCGGTGCTCTTGATCCACAGAATGCTGCCGTAGTTGTCGTTCACGTAGTTGTTGATGTTCGTCTCGATCGTGGTCAGCGACTCGACTGCAGCAGCGCGGTTCGCCTTCACCAGACTGACTGCAAATTTATGCAGCTTCGGAATGTCGTACGACAGCAGCCCCAGCTCGCGGGCAATGATGAGCGCGGTGAGCGTCACGGCGGCGTTAATAGACCAGAAGCGGTTCTGCGCGGTCAGTCCCAGTTCGTTGTCGATCTTCCGCTGCACGCTGACCAAAAGCTCGCGCACTGTTTCGCGATTGTTGATGACGTACTGCACAAACGGCACAACTGCATGGCCACGGTTCTTACCAACACCCACAGCGAAATCGTCCGTCTCTGCCTTCGTCGTGAAGTTGTGGGCCCGAACGTGGTAATCCAGCACGCGCTGGCTCTCCGGATCGGGGTTGCTCTTGATGTTGCGAACCTTCGCCAGCATGCTTGCGTTCGACGACACCCCGATGGTCAGGTGCCAAGGCTCGCCGCGGTACCGCTCTGCGTTGTTCCCTGCGGACATACGCCCCTTCTGCCGCCCGCCGTGCATCTGATAGATCAGCGGTGACATATCTTCGCTCGGGAACTCGGTGAACTCATCGAACTGCACCGCGATGTCTTTCATGTTCTCCAGTCGGTTCAGGCGGTGGTTGATCGTATCGCTTGCCGTCACCAGAAGCTCGCCGGGATCACCGTAGATCGCCAGTGCAACCTTCTGCGTGGTTGTTTTGCCGTGGCCCGACCCGTCGCTATACATGTCGAAGATGGCCGCGTGCGCGGGCATAAACCGCATCAGCGGCGACCCAAGAGACATGCAGATCATATACTGGTAGGGCTCTAGTCCGTCACGGGCGTAGAAGTTCGCATCCGCGCTCCAGCCCTCGAGTGTGCCTGCGGGCTCAAACGCAGGGAATGCCCACGCAGTTTCGGTCGACGGGGGGTTGTACCCGATCTCGTCGCCGGTGATCTCGCGGTCGCCGATAACGAACGACGTGAGCTCGTCGTCGGTCCAGCCGAACTGAGACCGCGCCTCGTCAGCCACGATTGTGGTCTGCAGGTTTTGTATCCATGTGTTTGTGTATGCCATAAGCCTATCCCATTCTTTCCCGATTGCAGCAACGCCGACAGCTGACAGCGCTTTCCGTAGGTCGTCTTTTGCCGTGGCACTGACGAGCGGCACGATGAACTCGCTGACGCCGTCCATAGGGAGGTGCACGCGACCCACGATGCACTCCCCCAGTTTGCGATCCCGTATGCGGCCAACATAATACAGGTCGTTCCCATATATCTCAACGTCGACAGCATCTCCCGCTTCGTCGACGTCTTTGAGGAAAACACCGCCTCGGCCCCCACGAAAATACGGGCGGGGGTACGCGGGTATTTCGTACTCCTTGAGCGCCCCGCTGGCCGAGAGTTCCTCAACGACGACCGGCTCTTCTGGTGCGGCGTCGATCTCCGTGCCGAGTTGTATCGGCGAGGTTATCTTGCCTTTGAGCGGGCATCCGTCGCATCCGGCGGGGTTCAGCCCCTCAAACGTGCTGCACTTGTGGGGGCCGACGATGCCCTCCATCTTCTCCAGCGTCTCCTCGCGGGAATAGTCCGGGTGCAGATGCGACATCGCGTGCGCGCCTTTCTCGGCGTCTTCGCATGGAGCACAGATCGACAAAGCCCCGCGCCACAACGGCTCGCTGAGTCCCTCTTGGTTCTCAAACGCGTGCTTGATCTGCGCACAGCCCGTGCCAGCCATGGATTTTTTCAGGATCGGCTTGAACCGCGTGACGCGGTTGCGCATCAGGCGCGCCATCGTCGGATCTTCGTCCGCAGTCATAAGTGGGGTGAACGGCAGGCTGCTCGCCGCAGGCTTCGGCGCAGCCTCTGGAGCGAACGCCGCCAACACCGCCGAAAACTCCTCGAGCGTGTATGGCGTGACCTCCCCACCTTGCATGACCTTGACCGGCAGCGGGGGGTTGCCCTTGTAGTTGTGTGTCAGTGGAACACGCAGAACGCGGGACACGTCGCTTGTGCAGGTAGGATCGGCGGCCAGCCCATGCACAGCGCAGGCGCGCTTCAGAGCCTCAGCCACGGGGCGCCACTCCGTCGTAGGTGCGGGAGTAGCCAAAGGCCAGTAAACGTGCACACCGCGCCCGCTGTTGACCATGTAGGGCTTGCGAAGTCCGACCGCCTTGCAGAAATCTCGGAGCTCGGCAATAGCCGTGGGCTGATCGGCGAACTCCTTTTCCGGGCCGCAGTCGAGGTCCATGAACAGGGCGCGCATCTGCCGGGCGTTGGATGCGCTGCGTGGTTTTTCTATGGCAGGGTCTTCGAATGTGGCGAGGCCGAAATACACGTCGTGCTCGTTCTGGTCGGCCATGTAAGCCGCATGTATGAGCCGTTCGATGGTAGGATAGAATTTTTGCTTGCGGAACTTCCGGTTCTCGCTCGGTATACTGAGTAGACAGTAGTGGCCGCTGTCCCCAAGGACAGCTGTAAGAAAATCATGTGTGTCCATTGTCGCCGCCCGTTATTTTTATGGTCGGCCACGGGTTTCCCCGTGGCCGGCTGTATCGTAGGCGATCAGTCGTCCCAGTCGTTCAGGACGTCGGCCAGTGCATCGGCAGATTTGGTCTCGACCACAGGCTTCGCAGCAGATTTCTCCACCTTGGTGGGCTCTTCGACATCTTCGACGTCCTGCTCAGGCTCTTCCTTCTTGGCAGCGGGCTTCTTCGCTGCGGCAGGTTTCTTCGCTGCGGCAGGCGTCTTCGCCTCCTCCTTGGGTGGCGCCACGGTGAACTCGAGAGCCTTCTTGGTCTCGTCGCTGTCGCGCTGCGCGATCGCGGCCTGCAGCTCTTCTTCGTCCAACGCGCGTGTCGGGCGGAAGTACAGCTTGGGCGCAGTAGCATCGTCGTCGAACCGCATCTCGGTCATGACAGCAATGGCTGGCGTGTTGTGTGCAGACAGGTACTTGATGTACGCCTGCAGCCCCATGTCGTTGCCGACGGCCGCACCAAAGATCGATGTCGCTGGCACCTGCAGCTGATACACTTTCTCGGGCTCGCCCTCGAGAGTGACAGCAAGGCGCTGCGAGAAGCGGCACGCACGTGTCTCGCCTTGGCCGGAACCCTTGACGTTCATCGGGCAGTCAGCGCACCGCGCAGCTTGGCGCTGATCCTCTGGTACGTCTGGGCTCGGTGTTTGCGTATCAGCAGACCAGCACACAGGTGCCGATGGGTTCTCGGGGTCGAAGACACCTTCGTAATAGGTGCGCGCGATGCTCGCCGCATTCACAACCACCATGTTCATGGTGTTGTTCTTGCTGACAGAGACCTGCTCACCGCCGACGATCATCCGGAAGCGGCTGCCCCGGATACTGATGCGGTCCCCGCCCGCACTGCCGCCAGCCATTTTCTTGTTGTCGTCCATCAGGGACTTGAACAGGTCGCTGTTCACGAGGGAGTTGCCCTTAAAGATGTCTAGTTCAGCCATTGTCGTTCTCCGTTTCAGTGTGCTCGGGTTCATCGTCCGAGTCGGGGTTGAAGTCAAATTCCATCTGCGCATCTGCAGGTTGGTTCTTCTCGCGCTCAAGAAGCGAGGTCTCTACGCGGTTAAGGTCGAAGCGGAACAGCCGCCCCATCCGCGTATAGGTTCCGGTAGGGATGTCGCCCGCCCGCACCATAGTGATGATGGTCGCCGCCGATACACCGAAGTGTGCCGCCAGAGCCGCCGTTGTAACGTACTTCTCACTACCTGTCATTTTTTCCTCACAGATATCACGTACTCCGAGTCCACGTTGAGGCCCGGCGGTACAGTTTCGGGGTTGTCGGCCAAAAACTCTTTGACCGCAGTCTGGTTCAACCGCTTCTCCAAGAACTCTGGCATCGCGTTCTCCACGACAAACGCGTGCATCGCCGACCAGTCGCTTGTCCAATACCGTGTCTTCGTGGTCCGGTAGAAGATGCCCTCGGACGTGCGGACGCTCTCGACGTTCTGCTCGCGGCAGTAGTTCAAGAGCTGTGCCTTGACCAAGTCAAGCTGGTCGGACAACTTCTGGTCCTTATCCTTGAACTCGGCGGATGCGGCTGCACGTGCATCGCGGATTTTGATGTAGATGCGTGTCAGGCGATCTACGGATGTGTCAGGTGTGTCGCTCATGTCTGTCTCCGTTTTGTGTTGTTTCGCGTGTTCTAGCGTGTTTCGAACACCTAGTCAAGTGTCCCCTTATACAGATCGATCATTTTTGAGTGGACGTCGATCTTTGCGTCGAGGAGCGCATAGTAGCGCCGCTCCACCGGAGAGCCCTCGAGCTGCACAACGGTGCACCTGTTGACCTGTCCGGATCGGTGAATACGCGCGTTGGCCTGCGCGTAAATCTCGAGTGACGGGGTCGGCCCCCACCACACAACTGTGTCTGCCGCCGTCAGCGTTACGCCGTGGGCCGCAGCTTGTGGTTGGATGACCAGAACCTTGGGGTTGGTCTCTGTCTGAAAGCGCCGGAAGATGTCTGTGCGATCACCCGCCTTGACGCTGCCGCTGATGATCTCGGCGGCCACCCCGTCGTTCTTCAGTTTCTGGGTCAGAATTTCGATCGTGTTCTGGAACGGCACGAATACAAGCACTTTGTTCGGCGTCTCGTCGATCACCTCTTTGAGCACTTTGTACCGCGAGGAGATGTCGAACTGCAGGGTGTTGCTGTCGTCGCTATACGCCGCGCCGCAAGCCACCTGTAACAATTTTGTCATGAGCACGGCTGCATTGACCGCCGTGATGTCCTCGCCCGCGGCCCGCATCGTCTTGTCTTTTCGGATACGGTCGTAATACACCTGCTGCTGTTTTGTCAGTTCGACGTGACGCTTGACGTAGAGCATCTCGGGTAGGTCCAGACATTCGTTCTTGGTGAAGCGGATTGCGGGCTGCAGCACCCGGTGCACGGTCTCGCTGGCGTTCTGCTTCGGAGCCCATTTGAAGGGGGATGTTTTTATCATCACCTCATCGCGAAACTTCCCGAAGAACTTGGGCACGCCGCGCGGGTTGACCAGCTTGGCAAGGCCGTAGGCGTTGTCTGGACCTTGTGCTGCAGGTGTGCCGGTCATCATCCACAGCCACGTGTCGTCTGTCACCAGCTTGTTCAACGTCTTCCACCGCTTGGTCTGCGAGTTCTGATACGAGCTCGCCTCGTCTACGACGATAAGGTCAAATCCGCCCGCCGCGATCTCGTCTTCCACCACGCCAAGACCATCGAAGTTGATGATGACGAACTCGGCGTCGCTCGCAATGATCTTACGACGCTTGGCAGCCGCACCATGTGCGATGTCAACCTTGCGGTGCATCGCGAAGTTAAAGAGGTCCGAGCGCCATGCAGCGTCCATGATCGACACGGGGCAAACGATGAGGGCACGCTTCACCAGACCGCGGTTCATGAGGTAATCTGCAGCCCATATCGCACTGCCCGTTTTCCCGGTGCCGGGTTCAGAGAAGCAGAACGCACGCTTGTTCAGCGTCAAAAACTCGGCCGGTGTACGTTGTTGGTCGAACGGCTTGTACTTCCCCGGCCAGTCGTACCGCCCAATGATCGGCGACGGAGCTTCGTAATTTAGCGCGCGGAGGGTCTGCACTTGTGGTAGGTCCCACTTCACCCACACGGTGTTCTCGTCGATGAGCCGGCTCTCTGGGATGGCGGCAAGGATTGGGGCGGGGTTGCGCAACTTATACTGAAGCGCCTTGTTGTCGA